TGGTTCGCGGTCAGGCTGACGGGCCGAGCCGTCCGCTCGCGGAAGCGCCAAGGCTTCGAGAACAGGTACGACCCTGCCTGATTGACGATCTCGGCGATCCTCTGCGCGGGCGTGACACCTGTGACCACGGAGGGTTGACCTCCGAGAGCCAGCTGCACGTGCTGCTTGAGTCCGCCGTAGGTAAGCATGGAAGCGGTTCCCCGTGGTTTCCCACGGGGAACCGGTAGTAGGTTTCAGGTCACGCTGCGGACGAACCGAAGACGAAGCCGTTGAACAGGACGTAGGACGTCGCGGTCGTGGTGGTCGCGATGGTTCCGGCGCCGGTGAGAGGGGTGGCGACGATGCCCATCCAAAGACCGAGGCCAACCACGCCGGTTCCCTGCTGCGTCAGGCGCCCTGCCGCTGCGGTATCAGGGGCAAGGACGGTTCCGAGCGTACTCAAGGCGCCGTTCGCATACACGGTCGCCTCAACAAGTCCTGCGATGCAGATCGAGACACGCTGGCCTGTTACGCCGGCCTCGAGGGCAACGCCCCAGATTCCGCCATCGACTGCGGTGGTCGGGTTCTTGATCACGACGTTGAACGGATTCTTCTTGTTGTCGAAGTCGAGAAGAGTCGTGTAGTCGGTCGCGGAAACGGTGTCGGCGAGATCGAAACGAACCAGGTCGCCCTTTGCGATCGCCTCTCCGCAGATCGGCTTGACGACGACCTGATGAGGAGTGAGTCCGCCGAGGTTCCCTGTGGGAGTGAGGATTCCAGGAATCATGTGTGTTGCTCCTTTGTATCAGCCGCTGACGGGGCACGGGCACACGATGCCGTGGCGCTGGCGCGAGTTGCAGAACAAGTTGCTCCAGCAGTCCACGGGCTGCACGTAGGTGAACGGCTGGTTCGGATGCCGCAGGACCTCATGCTGCTTGAAGTAGCGCTTGGAGTGGAAGATCGGAGTCAGGTAGTTGCCGTTCACGAAGTAGTAGCGAGGACCCTTCGCGATGGTCGCCGCGCCCGATTCCGTGCCGAATGCTCCGAACGCAGCGTTTGCACTCGACGGGGTGTTGTAGCCCGAGAGGCTGTCCGTGACGCTCGAACTGCTCGCCGGGAAGATCGCCGCCGTGTCGAGGTCGGAGCAGTACGTGACGTCGATGCCCGCATAGGCGGGACTCGAGTACGCCGCATCCTGGTACGAAACGAGGGTGTCGTTCGAGAGGCGGAGCGCGTTGCGGTACTGCTGGACGCCGGCCCGGCTCGTCAGGATCATCTGACGGTTCAGGTTCGGGTTCTCGAAGTACTGCGTCCGGGTCGCAGGGGCCTCGTACTTCAGGCGCATCATCATCAGGTCGAACGCGACGAAGAGGTTCCCGACGTTGACCGAGGCGCTGGCGCCGCTCTGGTTGTACGGGGTGTCGCCGTCGAGCGCAGGGGTGCTCACGTCACCGAAGTTCGCGTTCTGCGGGTTGATGCCGCTCGCCGAGTTCCGGTAGAGTTCGACGAGGTTCGTCCAGCGGTTCTCGGTGAACGGGCTGATCCGCATCACCGTATGCGAGGTGTTCGCGGTGTTGGTGTACGGAGCCGTGCCGCGCTGGCCGAGAGCGCCGCCGAAGTTCTGGCCGATCTCGGTGATGAAGTACGGCAGCGAGTACGGCAACTTGCCGGACTCATCCTCCATGCCGGAGATGCTGGGCGCAGCCCACAGGTCCTCCTCGAAGCCGTTGAGCATCGAGGTCCACATGCGCTGCTCCTTGATGCGCTTGAGCCGCTTGTAGGCGACCTTGGTCGATGCGGCAGTCTCGCCGGTGTTCAACTCGACCTCGGCGTCGGTCCACGACATGTGGTCGATGTGGAAGCGCCAGGGTGCGCGCACGTAGTCGGTGACCTGGGGGTTGCGCCAGGTGAAGACGTCGTTCGGCTGGTAGTGGTCGTAGGTGCGCGAGTCATCGAACATGATGACGTCGCGGATCTCGGTTCCGCCCTGGATCGTCTGCTCGGTGGTCTTGCCCTTGAGAAGGCGGGAGAATGCGTAGGTGTTCTTCACGGCCTCGTTGATGACGGCGTCGGCGGACGTGAGGTACGCCGGACCGGTCGAGGTCATAAAGTCGTTGAATGTCTGAATCGAAGGCATGTCGGCCTCTGTTGGTTATCTGGTGATTGCCCGAAGCGCATCGGCTCGCGTACCGCCTGAGAGAAGGACGTCGAGAACGACGTCCTCCCGGTCCAGCTCGCGCACGGGCCGCGGGGGAGTCTTCCCCGGGTTCGGGCGCGCGATGTTCCTCGGATCCGCCTTCTTCGGAGGACCCGCCCGGAGGCGGAACGCCTCCTCAACCACTTCGGAAACGGAATTGAACTTGCCGGGATTCTCGCGCCCGACCCTCGCGGCTACCTCGGTGATCTCGTCAAACGAGGGCGCATCCTGACCGTACTGCGACGAGATGCGCTGGTACGCATCCTTAGTCTCGTACCTGACCTCGAGCGCGCGCTGCTTCGCATCGAACTCAGAGCGCAGCCTCTCGGTCATCGCCTTCAGCGGCTTGACGGCCTCGTCCCCGAAGATTTCCCCGAACTCGGAGAGCGGGTCGGCGTCTGCCTCCCCGTCATCCGTCTTCACGGAATCCTTCGGCTCCGCCTTCCGTTCATCGGTCGGCTTCGCCTCGGTCTTCTTCGACTCTGCCATCTTCGCGCCGAATGCGTCCACGTCGGCCTGCCGCTTCGCCGCCTTCAGGCCCCAATCCTTCACCTTGGATGGATCGGACTTGATCGCGTCGATGACGTCGGCCGGAACGCCGTCCCGCTGCAATGCCTTCAGCGCCCGATCGAAGTCGGGGTCGTTCGCTGGAGCAGACGGCTCGGGCGCGGGAGTCTCCTGCCGTGGGGCAGGGCTGTCGATGCCGAGCAGCCGGTCGAGGACGGCATCCTCCGCTGCGGAGTTGTCCACGGGGGCTTCCGCTGCGAGGATCGGGACCTCTGGCTGCTGCTCGTTCACTTCGGGATTGTCAACGGGTTCTGATTGCATCAGTCCTTCTCAAATCCGTGCCGCGCCATGACTTCCCGTTCATGGCGCTTCGACATGATGATCGGCTTCCCGAGGCGATCGGACTTGCATCCCTCGAGCCTTCGCGGAAGCGAATTGCTCACGTAGGGATATTGGTGCCGGTTCGTCCCCGGATCGACTTGCATCGAGCTGGCGATGCGAGTCAGCCTCCTACCTTCATGCGTGATAATACTGCCGATGCTCGGCGCCTCACGCATCGGAAAGTCGATTTCAACGACATTTCCGGAATCGTCTAGGAATTCGTACTTCATGCCCTGTTCGCCGCCGCCGCGAGTCCAGCCATGCTGCTCGCCGGTATCGGGTTCGGCTCTCCCATCGCGTTGAGCCGCTGCCCCTGCTGGCCCGGAACCGGGCCTTGCTGCGGAGCGGCCGCCGCCTGTTGCATCTGGTTGATCGCGTTCTGGTCGATGAGGTCGGGAAGATGCGGCACGTTGAGCGCGTCGCCGACCACCGAGAGGATCTCGCGCCACTTGACGAACGGCATCGCGACCATGCCCTGCGCCACGTTGGTCGTGATCTGGAGCAGTTCCAATGCCCGCTTCTGGACGAGCGATTCCGATACCCGCTCCATGCTGTAGGAGTCGACGGAAACCTCGAGATCCTCCCAGCCGGGCATGCGGACGCCGCCCTCAAACACGGGATTCGCCTCGAGCATCGCCTCCGCGCCCTCCTTTCCGAGAGGAAGGATGACGCGGTCATCATGCCAGAAGTACCAGCACACGGCACGGCCGATGTCGTCGACGGCCTCCTGAAACTGGCGCTTGAGGTGGGCCATGCGCATGGTCGCGCTCGACTCGGCCACGGCGACCTCGGTCGCGGTCGCCGCGCCCTGGATGTTCCCGCGCATCGCGTCATGGATTCCGGATACCCGGTCGAGGCGGTCCTGGGCGATCTGCGAGTACTGGACCTGCTGGGCGGTGATGCCGCCGATCTCGAGGTTCACGACCTTGTCCTTGTCGAGCGACTCGGAGAGCACGATGTAGTCGTGCGGACGGTCCTTGATGTCCTGAGCCAGCTTGTGGTTTCGGCTGTCCACCATGATCAGGCGCTTGTACGAGGCCGCGCTCGAGCGGACGCTGACGAGGTGCGCGTTCAGGTCGTTGACCTGGCTTTGGATCGCCATCAGCGGGGACAGCGGGTATGGATCGTCGGGGACGGTGTACACGCCGAACACCGTGTACGGGCCCTGGCGCGGGCCGAAGTACGGGATCGGACGCCGGATGTACCCATCCCACTTGCTCGCCTTCGACCGCCCCTTGACGAAGGTGTAGATCGTCCCGTTGACCATGCCGGGGCCAATGGCCTCGTCGACCATCTCGGCGGCCTCGTCATCCGACTCCGGCACCCAGACCTCGTAGACGGCCATCTCCTGCCGGTCCTCGACGTGGCGTCCGGACTCGTCGCGGACCTCGTCCATGTCGGTGTTCGGAGGGATGTCCATGATCGCATCGAGGTCCCACGTCCTGTCGATGCGGGCCTTGGCGATCAGGTCGTTCTTGTCGATCGCGTAGCAATGGCCCATGTAGCGGGCAGATTCGATGCTCTCCGCCGCCGGGTCGATGAAGAACCGCTCGGGGCTGATCCGGTACAGGCGCGGGAGGTAGGGCTCCTTGCCATCCGTCGCCCGCACCTCGGGGCGAGGCTCGCTGACCGTGAGGCCGACTCCATATGAGAACAGCATGTCGGTCGCGATGCGCTCGAGCGTCCTGCGCAACTTGGTCACGCGCGCCCATCGGTTGATCGCGATCTGCATCCGCTTGCCGACGACCATGTCGGTCATCGGGTCGGCGCACCGGACGCGGAACTTCGGCACGTCGTGGATGATGCGCGGAAGCACCAGCGACACGTACTCATGGCCGAAGTTCTCCGGATCGTCCGTGTATGGGTCGGACCGGTCGGAGCGGTATCCCGGCCCGTGATACCGCTCGACCATGCTCCGCAGTTCCGCGATGTGTGCGTCGCGGAACTTCTCTGCGCCCTCCACCTCTAGCCGGAGGTTGTCGAACGAAAGGTCGAGCATCGGTTCCTCACTTCGC